AAGGTTTGCTGAAACCTGAATTGCACCATTAGCAGCTAGATAAACTTGACGATGGTCTGCATCTGCGTATCCGATGTTGCCAGCATTATCTTCATATAAATATCCAAAGGCTGAATTGGCTATCTGTGAAGCGATATTGTAAATAGTATCTTCTGATGCGCCACGATTGACCATAAGATACTGACCAGGTTGATCAATCTCGCCAAGTCCTAGATTTGCAGCATTTGCCCACGTTTCTGTTGCATCATAGGTTGCCCATGTTTGTGCAGCTGATAAGCCAACCCAGTCACCTAATAAGAATTCTGTAAGTAAGGCATAAATCTGATCTCCGTCTTGATCTTGTGTTAATACGCCTTCGCTGATTGTTTTAGCCAAACGAGCAAGAGAACCCATTGCGATTAGGTTGTATGAATAAACCTTGCCAACTGATCCTGTGCTGCTGACTGTTGTACTTATGTCTGTGATGTTGCCACCAAATAAGGTTACATAAGTGTCGGTGCTATTTTTGACCTGTAAGGTTAATGAATCATTAATATCAAAAACATAATTTTCATCTTCTAAGGCAACTAAAGCAATTTCCATGTATGACGGGTTTGGTTGAATGTAAATATCATCCCGACCAGATGCGTGAGATATATCTGCAATCGTTACGTTTGTGTAATCAACCCCATTAACCAATAACCGCCATTCAGGCGTGAAATCACTCATTGCTGGAATCGTCTAATGCTTGCGCCATCAAGTGCCGGAATTGATCTGGCTGATGATTGAGTTAATACCTTTGCAACTGCTCTGGCTGCGCCTTCTGAATCTACTGCTTTAACTGTAATGTTATTAACTGTCGTTCCTGCCCTTGCAGCACCAGATGCCAATTGTGCAGCACTTGCAGTTGAAGGTACGTTTGGAACACTTGGAACGCTAGGAGTGGAAGATCCACCAATTTGAGATAATCCATAAGCAGTACCAGCCGCTGCAAGTGCGCCAGCAGCAAGGGCGACTGAAGTGCCACCTGTTGCAAATGCAGTTGCAACTCCAGCAGCTGCTGCAGCTGTTCTAAGTGCAACCATCGCAGTAATAAGGGTTTGAATTGCTGTTACAAATGCCATGACCTTGCTTGCCACAAATACTGAAACAATAATGCCACCAAGTATTAACAATTCATCTTTGATACTAATAATGAAACCAATTGTTGATCTTAATTGCTCACCAAATTCAAAGGCTCCTTGTGTGGCAGTTGTAATTCCTGCATTCACACCACTTTCACCAGTTAATCCTGCAGCTAAGGCTTCTATGTTTGGAACAACTGAAACCAGCAAGAAATCAGCAAACTGCTTAAAGATTGGTAATAAGGCAGTACCAATTTGCTCTTTTGTTTCATCCAAAGCAATCTCTAATTGTCTGATTTTAAATTCTGCGTTTGTTGCTTCGTTATCAATAAAGCCTTTGTAAGTGCCTCGAAGGATTTGCATAATCTCATCGTGAGATTTTGTTTTTAAAGTCGCTGCATCAATACCTAAGCCCAATTTGCCTAAAGCGGTGTTTTGTCCATCAAAACTTCGACCTAAAGCATTTGCGACTGTTTCAAGTGGCTTTCCTGTTGCGGTGGCAATTTCTTGAGATAGACTTAATAAATCTTGTGCTTTTGTAACATCGTTTGTTGATCTAACTAAACGGGCAAAGGCGGGTCTTAGAACATCGTCTGTTGTAGCTGTAGCAATTGATTGCTTTGTGATGTAATCATCCAAGCCAGCAATTTGTGCTTCGGTTGCTTTTGTATTGGATCGGATAGTTTGTTCTAGTGATTTACGACTTTTTTCATCTTCAGCAGCTGCTTTGACTGCAGATACTGCAAAGGCTGTAGCAGCCGCTCCAACTGCTGCAAACGCCAACGCTGCTTTCTTACCAAAATCACTTATTCTTTGTGCATTGGTATCAACGGCTTTATCGGCCTCGCCTAGTTTCTTTTTAAGATCATCGACATCGGCAAGAATGGATAACTTAAGGGTACGATTACCAGTTGCCATTATGCCCATTCCTTAAGAATGCGATCAAACGCAACTTCCCATTTGTTAATCAATTCAGGCTGAATTCTGCGAAGGGTCGGATAGATAAACCATCCTCGTGAACCTCTGCCTTGCCGTCCGCTATAACTAGGGAACTGTTTGAACTTATTTGAACCAAACTCATAACCACCCCATAGGGTTTGCGTAGTAGCACCACCTGAAAACTTTTGACGTGCGAAGCCGTAACTGAACTCACCAATTTTTGAGGATTTGGAGATAGATACGCCGTCCGCAATTCTTTTCGCAGCTGTTGTGCCTTTTGTTCGGTTGCCAGCAGCGACTTTAATTTCCTCAGATGCAAAATACGCCAAAGCACCAGATTGGCTTCTTGCTTCATCCGTTGCTTGTGCATCCATAAGTTTGAACGCTTTGTAGAGATCACGGAGGTCGGTTTTACTGTAGGCAATTGCTTCATCCGCCATGATCCCCTCGCTCCTTTAAAATCTCAACTGCAGTTAACAAATCTTCTGCGCTTGTCCATTCACTCATTGGTATATGCGTGGCTATTGCCACCGCAACGAGTAATCGACTTACGCTTCCTTCTGGATGACTTTTGGGTCATCCGCATCACCAACTATTACGTCGGCAACTGTTTCCATCCAGGCATCCATCGGCTTGACTGGTCTTGCGCCACCGATAGCACGCTTATGGGCATGATAAGCCAAAAACATAAGATCCCACATGCCAATCTTTTCTTTGGCTTGTCCAATCGTGTTTCCTGTCTGTTTCTCCCATTTTGCCCACTCAGGAGGTTGGGCTATGTATGTTTCCTGCTCTCCTGAATTGTATTCAATTGTTATTGGTAATTTCATTTGTTTGCTCCCGTTTTTTTAATTAGGCGAATGACTCCGCTGGCACTCCGATAACCTGGAATGATAAAGATACAGTCTGGGCATCTGGTGCAGTTCCACCAGCTGATGGCCAAGATGGCAATACCTGGAAAGTAAATACCGCTCCAGTTGAAGCTGTAAATACTGTGTTGATCCCAGTGTTTGGTGATGACTCTGCTGCTGACCAAAGAATCTCGCATAGAGATCCAGTTGAGCCCCAATCGGATAGCATTTCTACATCAAATACAAAATCGTTGTCGATAACTTTGTAGGATTTTCCGTCTAGTGTTTCATAGACTTGACGATCCATTGATCCAGTAAGTGTTGCTGTTGTTGCTTGTGCATCGAAATTATTACCGCCAATAGTGAAGGTAATATCGCGACCGGTAATAACTGTCGTTGGCATTTTGCTCCTTAGATTGTTCTTGTGTAATAGGTAGAAACTCTCACGTCTGCAATAAGCAGAGTGCTTGCTCCAACTTGTGTAACTGTTGGTCTTTCGACCGAGCTGACAATGTACCCTGCTGGGATCACTGCCAGAACGCTGATGATTAGTTGCTCGATATTGTCCAAAGATGCTGGGTTGCTGTTATAGGCAACGGCAACTGTGATGGTCATATTAACTTTGGCTCGAATGTTTGATTTGCTTATTGTTTCAAATTCAAGGTACGGCGAATCTGGCACGCAGACCACTGCTGGCGGAATAACTGATTCTGGTACGAAGCTGTAAACATTACCTGCAACACTTGCTAGAGCTGTTGCTAAAGGTGTCCGGACTTGCTCAAGAATTGTCTGATTAGGCATTATTGAGCCATGCTTTCAACATCGATATATGGCCCGAGTAATCCAACGCATCGATTAAATAATGATCTGCCCATTCTAAAAGGTGTTGCTGTAAAATCTACGCCTTCGATCTGACCTCCTCCTGCGAGGCGAGATTGGAATACTTCTAAAGATACTGCGAAGGTTGCTGATCGTACTGGTTGGTTGCCAACATAAGTTGCAGCAGCTGTAAGGGTTGCAGTTCCTGATGGGATGATATTTGCGCTCGCCACATCTGCGTTTGTAATGGCGCATGAGAATGTATATTGTCCAAGATTATCTGCAAGGATTGTGCGTGTTCCATTGTAAGGTGCTCCACATCCTGCGATTACGATTGATTGACCTTCAGTAAATTCATGAATGCCTAAAGTGGTGAATGTTGCTACGTTATCTTCTAAAGCAGCTTCTTGAATAGGGCTTTTGAAAGAAACTAACATTGGAAGGATCACGCCTTCTGCGGTATCGATAATTTCATTTAAATAACTGTCTGAATATAAGGCAGAAGACACACCAAGCACGGCTCTCAACTCACTTGCTGAAATAATGCTAGGCATGTCTTCTCCTTAACTCCCATTACAAAGATGCCAGAGATCGGGAGCAACCCCTGGCACTATTTGATTTAGGAAACTGTTAACTTACGGAATGCAGTTGGGTAGCGGTTAACTACTGCAACATAACCATATACACCGATCTCAATACGGCCATTTGCAACAATGTTGGCACGTAGTTCGATTCGTGGTGACTCATGGAAGCGCATTGCGTTTGATGGGTAAACCAATGCAAACTTGTCGCCTGTGTAGTTAGGATCTACAACTAGAGAAAGTCCTGCGACTGTACCCTGTGTCGAACCTTGAGAAATTAGACCGCCAGCATTCTGCGGAAGCGCAGCTGCAAATAGTGGTCGGTTTGAACCATCAACTGCTGAAAGCAAGCCAGTGAAGCTGACTGTTCCTGCTGCTGTTGGAGCAACACATAGGCGGTTTGGAGTTGAGCGAGTTACCTCGTATGAATCAGCAATACCATCAGCAATTGCTGCATAGATTGATGCTCCAGTTGAAGCTGCTGCTGCATCACGTGCAAGACCTAATGCGTAAGCATCTGTCTTTTGTGCGTATGATGCTGCTAACTCACGAACTAATAAATCAGCAAATGATCCGCCATCAATTGCAGAACGATCAAATAATTCAACGTTTACAACGTTAGCACCAGCAAATTTAACTACTGTGTCCTCTTGGTATGTAACAGTTGTATCAGTTGATCCAAATTCAGCACCTTCAGCAGTTTGTGCAACTGATGCTTGTGTTCCCAACACTGGAGTAAAAATTTTCATTCCAGTTGCAGGAAGCGGTGCACGCTCGATGCTATCGATGAATGGACGTGATGCGTCAATGATTCCAATTGCATCTCGTAGGTAATTAGGTGGAACAGAACCTGTATTCTCAGATACTGTTGCAATTTGTAATGCAGCAACTAAGTCGCGTGCATCTGTGTCGCCTTGAATAGCGCGAACCTGTGCGTTTAGATATTGTCCTGCAGTAACATTTGTGTCAACACGTGGCTTTGTGTAAGCAACGTAGTTTGCTGTTACTACTGGAGTGGTTTGTGCCGCTTCTACCGCTTCGGATGCGATAGGGGCTTCTGAAATAATCTCAGACACTTTTTCCTCCTGTGGTTGTTCATCCGTAGCGGTTGCTTCGGAATTCTCTGGTGTTTCGCTTGCAGCAACTTCTTGAACGCGTGCTGAATCGATTGCTGGCTCTGTTACAAGTGACACCTCTTGAAGTGTGCTTGCTTTAATTCTTAACACGCCTTCTTCGTTTTTCCATTCATTAATTTTTACGCCTACGCTAAATCCATCACGCAATCCTGTAGCAGCTTCTTCCAATGCGTCATCTGCAGAAAATGTTTTAGCCAAGCGAAAGGTTGCTTCCAAGCCTGAATCTGTTGCAGTTATATCAATCAATTTTCCTAGTGGCTTTGTTCTCTCGTGCTCAAGCAATAATTTGACTGGCTTTGAAAAATCAATGCTGTCCTTTTCAAATACTGTTAATCCTGCGCTGGTTGAACCTTGCTCATCCCAAGTAACGATTTTGCCTGAGATAGTCCGCTTGTTTGTATCAGCAGCTGTTATTTCTATTGGGAAATTGATCTTCATCGGATCAAATCCTCCTCTTCTTGTATTTGCTCAATGCTCATCGCACCGATGCGGTTTAGGATCTCGTAAACTTGTGCACGCTCTAATGCTGATCCACGTAGGAAATCATCAATATCAAATCGTGTTTCAATTCCGTTAGGGCAGAAATCTGCCTGGCTTAGACGTTGCTCAATTGCTGTAAGAATTGGACGAAGTGAAAAGTCAATAAGTGCTTTGCGCTCGGCAGTCATATTTGAGTATGTCATTGATGTAGTTTCTGCAGATACGAATGAGGCCGGTATTCCTGACGCTCTTGCAATTTCTAAAGCAAGGTATTGACGTGCTTCGTTCAATTGTAATTTAGCAGGATCAAATCCAAGTGCTTGCAATTCAACATCAGCATTTAAAAATGCAGTTGATCTTGTTTGACGGCTTTGTGTCCAGGATGAAAGTAATTTAGAAATACGCTCTGGAGTTAGGTTTGTGCCATTTGATTTTAAGACCATTTGTGGCATAGGCTCTTTGGCGTACATTTCTGCAGCCTTTTCTAATTCAGCAGCTGCTTTGATTGTGCGACCTGCTCGATTTAGAATTCCCTCATCTAATCCGTTGAATACAATTAAAGATCCTAAACCAAACGGCGGTACACGCTTTTGATCGACTGTGTAGTATTCAATTTCTGTAGAATCAGCATTCAATGATGCAAATACTCTGCTTGGTGCAATTCTTGTCCATGCACGAATTCTTGAAGCATCTGTTGAAGAATAAGAATCCATGACCATTCCATAAGCCACACCGTATAGCAAAAGATCTTCTGCGATCCATGCGTAAATTGCAGAACCAGCAACACGTGGATCTGGTTGCATGATTACACGATTTGGACGGATGTGCTCATTTGTAAAATGGTTGTATTGCTCAATTGGTAATGAACCAACTGTTGAACAGATTATGTTTCTTGCACGTGCTCCTGAAGGAATAGCCATGTATTGCTCACGTGTTGCAGTCGTACTGCCAAATAAAATTCCGCCAACTAATTGTTGGGAATTGTAAGGTGCAAGTGCCGCTAATACATCCAGCGGATCAGTTGTTTGTTTTGCTGTAAAGCGATCGAAGATTCCCATAATATGAGATGAATTATATCATTATTTCAGATTAACCGATTTGGATGTCAACCTCTGTTTCAACCTGTGTCGCAAAATATGAAACTAGGGCAGTCGCAACCGCTGCGCATACTGCAACCCTTGATGCTCTTCGGCCTATAATCCAGGCACCATCGCCAAAAGGTAACCTTGCAGCTGATAAAACCTGTTGCGTTAATTCTTCTTGATCTCCATGCTGTAAACGATGGCTGTTAATCGCTCCGAGCCATCTGTCGCAGGATTCGCTGTAAATCGCCCCATCCATATCGCTTGTAGGAATTCCTGCCTGTTGTAAACGGCTGGCAACTGCTGCAGCTGTTCTTTTAGAGTAAGCAATGGTTTCCACCTGGTATTTGCGATAATACGGCGCAACATCGTTTGCAATTGCTAAATCGTTTAATGAAAAGTCATTTGACCAGGTATGAAGTAACTGCACGTAAAATCTCTCACCTGGCATTTTTTGTGCAGCAACCAAAGCACCAAACTTTCGATCTGGACTCAAATCCAATCCCATCCACATTGTTTTCTCAGGATCTAGTGGAATTGGCTCGATTGCGCATGATTGCCATTTCTGTGCATCTACAACTGAATTTATCGTATCAACCCACTGGCACAAAACTTCTGTGCGCACAATATCTGGCGGATCATTAATAACCGCTTTTAGATTGTCTGGATGGATTGTTATGCCCAAAGATGGATTGGCTTGAGCGAACGCTTCCCAGTTCGGCTCACCCGACGGAAGGGTGATAGGAGTGTTTGGCTCTGCACTCCATTCAAACCAACCAATATCATCATTTGCACCTCCAGCAGCTGCTAATGCTCTGGATCGTAATGAGTTTAATACAATCGAATGCTGATCTCCTGCATTTGAATAAATCCATGTCTGAGGATTCTTTGCAGCCATCATCGTGTATCGCATAGATGACCAAGCATCTTGATCTTTGTACTCTCGCAACTCATCCATGTGGATTGTTTCAGGCTTGCTAATACCACGTGATGCGTTATTGCTTGCTTTGATAACAATACGTCGATTGCCTTTAAGTTCTAATTCTTCTGCACCATGTTGCCATCGGATCTTCTTGACCTCGGATGCAAGTTTGTCATTCTCTTCGATCAAAGCAATTATCTGTCGAAAGGTTTCCAGGGATGTTGTAAGTCTGTGAGCGGATGCAAGTTGCAACCCTTCGCCCCAAACATAAGCACCAGTTAACATACGAAGCATCATAAAAGTTGATTTGCCATTCTGGCGTGCGATGACCAGTCCATTCTCAGAATGGTGCCAGCGACCATCTGGCTTGACCTTGTGCCCATGAATAGCCACAAACTTCTGCCATTCCATAAGTGGGATACCAATCTCAGCTGCAAAGTCGATCATCTCTTGACCTTTAGACGGCAGATCATTGAGTTTGGAATGAATACGTGGAGTTGCCACACCTCCTATTTTCGATTGAGCCTGATCTAAAGCGATCTGGTCTGATTCAGTCATGTTTAATCTGATTCAAAAGGATCGTGCCCGATTGAGGTGTTTCGTCGGTTAGAAAGATCAATGGGGGTCGGTGTCTTT